CCAGTGCGCCAGCATAATTATATTGAATACTTTTTAAAGCAAGATAAAAGCCGCCAGCCAAGCCAGCAGCAAGAAAAATCATAATGTAAAGAGCAAGACGATTAGTAAACCCAAGATGTATGAGATGGTAAAAAAGACCTTTTCGCCTTTTCAAATGCTTTCCACCCATACAATCACCTCATTTTTATGCCTTACCCATCATCTGAGCAAACCGATAAAGAACAGTAACAAACTGTTCACGTGTCAAAATATCAGCCCACATATAATTAGGTTCACCATTAATCTGTGTACCATTACCAGCAATCAAGCCAGTGCTTGTCGCCCATTCACGTGCAGCTTTGCTATATGCGCTACTGTCATTATCCTGAAGTTCTTTTCGCATCTGATTCCAAAACTCTTTAAACTTTGCCAAATCCATATCATCATCCTCCTGCATAATATTATCAGAAATTTTTTCTACCCATTGAAGCGAAACCCAGCCAGCACCAGTAAAACCCCAACCATTCTTTTCTTGAGTAATAGTCAAAATTGCTCCATTGGGATATGCCATCAAAATTGTTCCATTAGGTTCATCACGGCAATTTAGTCCATCATCTGCAATCACTTTAGATTGATAATTAACCGTTTTACCCTGATCTAAAATTGCACTACCACCACCATTAAGAATTGTTTGAACTTCTTTACGTAAAGCGTCCATACTCTTTCCATGTTTAGGCCACCATTGACCAACATCACTATGGTTAGAGCCATATCCGGCTTTATAAGACTCGGCATGGTCGCTAATACCAGAAACAGGATAGCCAAATTTCTTTACCATATAAACATTCCAAGCAACAACCATTTTCCACATACGATCAAAAAACTGCTGGTTTTTTGCAACATCATAACCAATCATCGTACCACCAGCATATGTATGACCCGCTGGTTCACAAATTTCCCATTGGACTTTTGAATTATTCCAAGAACCTTTACTTCCAGCACCACAGCCCCAAGGACGGCTATTATATTTTAAGGTCAAAAGAATTCGTCCCTCTCCTTTATGAAAATCTCCTAAAATAGCATTTACACCCCAACCACAAGATTCTTTATTCATTAACTTATAGAACACATCTACATTTGGTTGAGCGCAACCAACAGAATGATTAACAGAACCCTTTGGGTTAATTGTACGACCACAAGTATAAGCACCATTTTCTGTTGCATATCGTACTTCTAAGTGACTTTCTACATAATTAATACATTCTTGTACTGTCATCATAATTAGTTCACCTCAATATACTCTCTGCCCCAATAAGGCTCACCTTCATCCGGCGTTTTCAATACAGCATACCAAGCCTTTCCACCGTCTTTACGAAAACGTGGATCAACAGTTTTTGCACAAAAACCAAACCCGCTTTCATCTTCTTGAGCATCTACACGGCACAATGCTTTATTGCACTCATAATTTTTCGCAGGATCACATTCATAGAATACAACCTTCTCACCAGTCGCACTATCAACAAGATAATTTCCATTTGACACAATATTGTTTAAATTAATCATAATTTCACTCCTTTAAAGCATCTGTGCAAAACGATACATTACAGTGACAAACTGTTCTCTTGTAAGAATATCGCCCCACATATAGTTAGGTTCACCATTAACAATGGTTCCATTACCAGCAATAAGACCTTTCTCAACGGCCCATTTTCTTGCTTCTAAACTATAATCATTACTATCATTATCTTGAAGTTCTTTTCGCATCTCATAAAAAAGAGCAGTAAAATCAGCTAATGTAAATTCTTCTTTTTCTTTTTGAGATTTTGCAAATTTGTCATAATAACCCTGTCCGTAATTGGCACGTTTATTCTGAGTTGCTTTTTCATTCATGCTTGCTGGTTTTTCAAATTGCAACAAGATTAAATTACTTGCTTCAACTACAGATTCACAATTTTTCAAAATATTTAATAAGCCATATTGTTTTAATTCGATCATCAAATATTCAAGTTGAGTTTCCAGATCACCAATAGACTTATGCTTAGATTTTGTATACTTTAAAAAGCCCTCCTTACGTGACCAATAAGTAAGTTGCCATAAGCCATATCCAGCCGAATCATGAACAAAATTTGTATAAGAACCATTGTCAACAGCAGCCGTATATTCTAAATCCGTCATATGCAATGTTTTTTCATAAGAGTTTTGTAAATTTGTAGGAATTAACCCACTCTCTGCATATAAATTACCCATCAGACCAGCAGCACCAGCATCGGTAAATCCCGCAGCTTTCAAGAAGTTATAAATTTTTTCCTCTACCGTTTTACCAACTAACGCCATAGTCCACCTCCTTACAGATCAGACAAACTACTTTGTTTCTGTCCAATAACCTCACCATCTTTAAAATACTTTCCAAATTCCTCATCTGCATCAATATCTTTATAAACATTGACCATATCCGCAGAATCCCAACCAATAAGAGATTGAATAACAGAATCAGGAATATTGGCTCTTGCTAATTCTGAAGTCATAAAATGCCGTAGAGAATGAAGATACACGTCTGTACCCATAATCTTGGAATAAGTTCTGGCGAAACTATTCATGCGAGAAATAGTAATCGGCTGTGTCCTATCATGAACATCAGTAAAAAGCCATTCGCTTTCAATCCCACGTTTTTGACGATCAGCAAGCCAGAGATCAAGATATGGCTTAAATGGTTTATACAACACGTAGCAAATCAACTGTTTGCCATTTCGCCCACGCCCTTTTGTCTTAATCTTCTCTGGAGTTTTGTATAAAGAGCCATAGATAATATTCTCGTCATCAAAGTAAAACACTTTAAAACGTGCAAGTTCAGCCTTACGCCGACCAGAATATGCCGCCAACGCAAGAAAACAAGCCTGTTCATATTTCTTGTGTTCAACAAGATAATCAAGGCATGATTGCACTTGCTCTTTTGTTAGAATAGTCTTTTCCCGAACAGGTTCATTAACTGGATTTTCAATTTTACGAACAACAGAACGGAAATTCGGATATTCGTCATCCAGAATATTTTCGATAAAATTAGAAATTGAAGATAATGCAGCTTTCAAATGTCGTACTCTGCTTGCCGAACATCCTTGCTGTAAGGCATAATTTTGAAACATCATAATGTCTCTCTTATTAACCTCAGTAAAAAATTTATTCTTTGCATTATCAACAACCCAACAGAAGAAGATGAGCAAATCATTCTCATATACATTAATTGTTAATTCTGACCTATCTACTGAACGAAGATATGTCATAAAATCATTTAACAACTGAATGTTTTCAGGGTTAATCTGCTCAATCTTTTCAGGTGTTGTTTCAAGACATTGATTAGTTTTCCTCCCCATTGAAATGTCTCCCTTCTGTTCTTATAAGCAAAGGGCTGTGCCAATTCAGCACAACCCTTTCAAATCAACTGGTAATGAGGTTTCTCTTCATTAAATAACCAATAGCGCAAGTAATCATCAATTACAATAGCTATTACAGATAACGCCACCCATGCAAAAAAGAATGGAAGGCATATTTGTCCCCATAAATTAAGCGGCATATTTGAATAATCCCAAATGCCAAGTTTAAGCCAGACATTCAAAATCAGGCCAGCAATCAGTTCAACACACGTAACAATGCTTGCTCCAGTAAACGCCTGTTGAACCATACCAAGTTCCCACGGTAAGTATTCATTGATTGCGCCAATTAAAACAAAGCAAATACCTCCTACAAGAGCCATCGTCCAATGACTATGACCACGCCATAGCATCTCAATACCAAAATAGGTAGTGCCACCAATTAACAGTAACACTACCATTTTAATAACATTTTTGATTTTCATTTCACACCAACCAGCTTTGCAATATACTGGAGATCGAGTAAAGGCGCATTATAAAAATCGTAATTCCAAAGCCAATGATCTGCAAAATCAGGACGCTTATATTTTTGGCACACAGGATCGTTCCAAACTTTATCCCATCTATCTTGATATGTAGGATCATATTCTTTTCGATCCAAACGCTTTATAATAGCTTGTGTCAAACGACCTCTTTCAAGACCATTACCATCATCGTTTTGCGAAAAATAATCAAAAGCATCTTGGCTTGTAACATAGCAAATAGTTCCCTTATCACAAGTAATGTGTCTATCTACAACTGAACATTCAGTTCCATAAGGAAGATTCACATTACCACATTGAGCCAATTTCTTATATCGCATTGTTACAACGTATTTGTTATAAATCTGCATTTAAACAATCTCCTTTTTATTTTTAATCAAGCACTTCTACGGAACCGCCAGAAAGAGTAGTAAGAATCTTTTGAATCTGTGCTTGTGCAGCAGCAATATTGCTTTGCATCAAAGCATTCAAATCTTCAGGCAATTCCATACCATAAACAATACCAGCCAAATCATTAATATCGGTTGTCCGATTTACCAAAACACGAAGCATATTGTTATATGTAGTGTGATAGGTAATCATAGACTGAGCAGCAACATAAATTGCCACAATATCAGACTTGCTATATGTGGTACATTCTTTGCCATCGGCATGATACGGATATTCCTCCACACCAGCCATCACAGAATAAAACATATTGGTAATGTTATTCTGATCGTAGCTATCCAAAGAGAAATGTTCGGTAGTATTGCCGCTGTTAGATGTGGTTACATCAACGCCAGCTTCGATTGCGCCATTGCAATAATTACGCATTTCATTCAACTTAGCTGTCCGCAGCAAATTCATCATCTCATCTGTTGCAGGATTATTTTCGTCAACAGGAAAGACGGTCAGATAATCAGCAACAGTAATCTTGCAATTTGTCAGTAATTCATCCACTTGTTCTTTGCACCACAAAGCAGGATAGTATTTCTGAACCATTTCTAAAGCTGTCATATTCCATCCTCCTTAAACCAAATTTGCCATAACTCTCATATAGTCAAGTTCAGCAGTACGCTCTACTTCACTATCTAATTCAAAAACGGCGACTTGCTCACAATCTGCATAAGCCTCCGAATTAGAAATAGAATAAACAACGCCACCAGCTACAATGGCCTCTGCCTCGCTTTTGGGGCATTCAATATTGGTATTAGTTTCTGTCACTTTGCGTACAAAAACTACTTTCTGGAATACACCAATTAATTTATCGCCAGACATTAACTTATACATTCGTCACCCTCCTTATCATAAAAATTTTCACGAATTTCTCTTAACAAAGAAAATGTTTCGGAATTTTTACTTCTATTTTTCATACGATAGTCCCAACGGTTAATTAACGGTACAAAACCATCCATATACCGTTGATAACGTGTACGATCCAGTTCATCCATTTTAGCTTCCCATTCTTTTGGAGAAGTATAATAGAACCATCCAATCTCATAATTCCATCTTGCTTCTAATGTGCATTTGAACTTTTTATCCCATTCAGCAAGTTCTTTTTCAAATAGGCCAACAAAATGTATGTCCATTGCATGAACAGTCTTAAAACTATCGCATCTGGCAGCGTGTGATCTCCACGATTGATATGAAATAAACACATCCTCTGGATTCATTTTACCTATATCAACCCATTCACGAAAGATTTTAAGTTTGCGCCGAATCGCCTTAATACTATTGCGGCTTAATTTCATAACCACTTTTCCAGTTGGTTCAAGGCGAACACGCATTTTCAAGAACTTAAAACTATGATTTTTGAATGGAGTAATAACGCATTTCTTTTCATTCATCTCAATTCCCAATTCTTCTGACAATTCAAATAAAGAATCACGTAATTCAGTTAAGAACTCAAGAGAATTACTTATTACATATCCATCATCCATGTATCTTGCATATCCACGAACACCAAGTTTGTCTTTCACATAATGATCAATCGGACTTGCAAAATCTAAAGCGATATTTTGAGATACTTGGCTTCCTAAACCTAATCCACGTGGATCGTCTGGATTATGTTCAACTCCGCCCATAGTTAAGAAATCGTCTATAAGCTGACAACCGATTTCCTGCAACTTTGGATCATGAATATGTTTTCGCAAACGCTCTTTGGCTTTGTCATGAGGAATAGAAGCAAAATAACCATGAAAATCAAATTGAAATATACCACCTTCCAAACCATATTTACGATAATGTTCCCGCAAGAATTGTTTCAGCCTTTCAAGAGTCATATCCATTCCCTTTGCTGGCAAACTTGCACTATTATCATAAATAAACGTTCTGGAATAGGCTTCGGTCATCAACTCATCACAATAACATTTCTGAACACTTCTATCTTGAATAACAAGAGAATTAATATCTCTCATCTTTCCATGTTCTACTGTCTTGAAATGTTTGAAACCGCCAAATTCATATTTATCATTGAGAACTCGTTCTTGCAAAGAATCGGTCTGCGTTAAGAGCATTGATTCAAAGTTTATAGTAGAGGTTTTCCAACGAACACCCGAACAGCAATTCTCGCCAGCTTCCCACATACTATCAAAAGTAAACACATCCTCAAATGCCTTATCGCAGACCGCCCTTGCTTTTTCTTCTCGTTCTCTTTTGCGTCTTTCGTATCTTTTTTGTTTTCTCTCAGCACTTGTCATATCATAAACCTGTGGAGCAAAAGCCCCTCCTTTCTGTATAGCCTTATCATTCACTGGCGAATACGTCTACGCATCAAATCCGTATTCGGTGACAGCTTCCGATACTGGTTTACTAAGCTACTTAACTATGCACCTATGAAATTTGACGGAGCAACATACTTTAGTCAGGTGTTTAAATTGCTACTAAAATATATCGCACAAACCAGTAAAGTACGTCAAACCATGCAAGAAGCGTCCAGATGCAAGTATCAGAAAAGTATTTTTGGATGCCATCAGGCAGAGCCACGGCATACATCCTCCTTCTGAAATAACGGATATTGTGTTCGCCAGTCATAAAGAAAGGTTACTAAGACTAATCCAAGTTTGCAAACTATAACAATTTTGATGCTACTGCAAACAGTTTCAAGAATCCGGGAGCGACCCCATTGGAATTGCCGGAGTTGTTGTTGTTCGGAGAGCCGTCAGTGTTGACATTGCAGAAGTTGTTCGTGTTGCCAGCATTAACGGAACGCAGCCACCAATTCGCTGGGTCTTTTAGCAGGATGTAACCGAAATAACCGCTTATTCAGCGGTATCTTCTATGTTGAATGTTTCCTCTGGAAGAATTACCTCGCTTTCTTTATCTTGATCTGCATGATTGTTGACCTTTGAATTTGTAGACTTTTGCTGATTACGTTTATAACGTTTTTTATCAGATTCAATAATCCCTTTAATCAAAGCAGCCTCAAAATTTAATAGTCTCGCCCATTCCTTGAACATAGTTGACGTTTTCTTCTTATCTCCAAGAAAATTATTTCCTTTTAAAACAAATGAAAATACGATAGTCAGCAAACTACTCATATGAAAAATCTCTGCTCTTGCTTTACTTAGAAGCCGTTCTCTTTCAATAAAGTCCACTTCGAGCATATTTTTATGAATGTAATATGAGTTGGCCTTTGTGACATATTCGTGAATATCAAGTGCAGCATTTAGAATACGTTCCACAATGTCACGTTTCCATGCTTTTGGAAATTTTTTAACTTGTTCAAGCGTGTAGGTTGCCAGTTCTTGCGCTACACGTATAAATTCAGCTTTTGATTCACTTCGTTGTGAAGCGTATACGGACATAGTAATCCTCCCATTCAATTATTAGATTATTGTCCCTATCTATATTACGCTATTAGATAACTTTCTCGTTCCGCATTATGGTAGCAGAAAATAATCGTTTTGTCAAGTACATATTGAGAAAATTTTCTAATCAATTTTTGATAGGGGGTACACCGTTCATCATCCATTATCTGTCCCGGCTTGCGCCTTAGACGAGATAATGGAGATGAACTGATTAGCTTAAACGCAGAAGCCGGGAGCGACCCCACGGGAAAAGCCGGAGCCGTTGCCGTACGGAGAGCCGTCAGTGCCGACAAGGCAGAAGATGCGCGTGCCGCCAGCATAAACGGAACGCAGCCACCAAAACGCTGTTGTTGTATTTGCATTATGTTTATTAAACACTTTGCTGTTACCATTCTTATAATAATCATACTGCATCTGAGAATTTTGCTCATACTGGCTGGCATATGTCCTTGCACCTTGAACTTCAAATTCAGACAATAAGAATAAGTAATCTGTTGTTGCAGTTATTGCACCTGCTGCGTTGGAACTTCCTCCTGTATTATCACTATATTTTGTAACCGACTTCATGACAGCACGAAGGTCACTTGGCAATGCAGCCATAAAACTATTTGCCGCAGGACTTGTTGGGTTCTGATTAAGAACTGTAGTCCGCATAGTACAACCATTCCAACCACCAGCATTTGTACTGTTACCAGAAGTTGAACCATTCATGGTAAATGTGCCATTCCAGTTACCATACTGTGCATCAACAAAACAAATCTGATTACCAGTCTTGCTAACTTTACCAATCTGGAAGTGAATGCGATTAGCACCTTCTTTTGCGCTATTGTGATTAAAGCCCAAAATGAAAGCCCACACATCCATATTGATAGCAGTAGACTTAACAGTACCATTCACTTTAATTTGCTTTGCATCACCAACATTCCAATAAGTTGAAGCCACACCAGCATCAGACACTTGCTTAATTTGCGCCCAAGTATACTCATTAAGAGCCTTGCCAGAAGCAGGAATAAACTCTGCATTCACAGTAAATGTTTGATTTGCTGGAGCATTATGGTTAGTTCCTGCCGCTACAGAAACAGTTACAGTCGCTGTACCAGATTTCTTATTGACATGATTGACAGTAATCACATTACCATTAATAGAAACTGTAGCAACACTGGTATCACTGGATGTAGCAGAAATTGCACCATCACCAGCACGTGTCACAGTCACAGTATCAGACAATTTACTGGTATTAAGCGTCACTGAACTCTTATTCAGACTTAAACTACCAGCCGCCTTTTTAATTGTCCAAGATACTTCCTTTGCACCTGTGCTACCATCACTCCAACAATAATCAGGCTTTGGTGTAAATGTTGCCTTATATGTACCAGCATTTGTAGCCTTAGTAACACCACCAATAGTCAACTGAGCAGTATTGTAATTGCTAAATGTCGGTGTGAGTTCAGCCCCCGTATAAGTTAAAGTGCCGCTTTGAGCAGGAACAGCAGTCAGTTTAGTTTTATTAGGGATTGCTGTAATTCTACCCGTTGTACTTTTATTAACTGCACCTTCAGTAGAAATTGGGAACAAAGCAAAGTAATAAGTAGTTCCATTTGTAAGGCCAGTTACCTCTAATGGATTGCTTGTATGTGCATTTCGAGTTGTGCTATTCAAAGCAAGCGTACCATCTTCGGGAGAAGTAGGATAACCACCAGTCTTATAAACCACCTTCGTACTTGCCCATGTTGAAAGCGTTACGCCATCCTGAACTTTAGTTGCGGCAGGATCAGTCCATTTAAGCTGAACACGCCCATTCAA